GGGGTCAGCAATGTATCCCCTCCACTTCCCGCTACTGCAGAACCACCACCTCCATATGTCGCACTGTACACCGCCGGTACAGTTTCTTTTAATATTCCACTATCCCTTTCCCGTGACAAAAACATGGCCCGTGTGAGTAAAAGAGCTGCCCGCTCAATGCCATCGGGAAGATCATCTGCAGTTAGTGGGTTCGAAGTAAAACTCGGGAGGTTAAACCCATATGTATAGTCTACTTCATAATCATATTTCGCAAAAGTATCTGCCCATTTATCTTCCCGGAATATCATCCCTATTTCCGGACGTTGTACATCATATTCTGTAGCAGCTACAAGGATGGTTTCCAATTTTACAGAAGCAACCGTGATGATCGGAAAACGCTTCAGCCGGAGATTTTGGTGGAAACGTCCCTCTAATGTTTCTGTAATGTCCTGAGCAGCAAATTCACGCCGGGTGTAACTGACAATCTGTCTGCTGACTCGATCTATAAGTTTTCCAATTAACGTATCATCAGTAGCCACTGTGATAGTCATCAACTCTTTGAAATTCGCTAATGTTGTTAATTGTTCACTCTCCGCAGCTGTATCAACTGTGATAGCCATAATAATCCTCCAAACTGTGGCAGGAAAAAGGTATCAACCATAGTCGGCGGTAACCAACTGGTCACTAACATTTACTTCACCAGTCACAGGGTTCTGAACACAAACAAAGAATCCAGTTTTTGCACTGTCAGTAATTTCCAGAATAAATACTCCAGTTGCCAAAGACTGCGCAATAAATGCTTTCTTAGCGGTCAGAGCGCCAAAATCATCACCACTTGCTGATTTAGCCGTCACAGTACCAGAAGCTGCTGTCGTTGTTAATACTGCACCTGTAGCAGCATCTGAGAGCCAAAGTAAAAATGGATTAGCAACAGCAACAGTTGCACCTGTAGCATCCTGAAAAGTAATTGTAATCTCAGATATATTAGAACCCGCAGAAGCAATGGAAAAAGCAACTTTTGTAGGTACAGTTGCATTATTGAACTGAAGGGAATTACCCATTCCTACACCAGCCTGGTTAAAACCATTATCTACATTACCGCTCACCATGACAAATTCCTTCTAAGTAAAAATTAAATTAATCTGTTTTCGTTTCTATTTCCGCTGGAGTAAGGGTCAATACTTCTAAAATTGTATCGAGCATGGCCCCTTTTGTGGTCACGTTAAGCTCAATCCCTTTTTCTTGTGCATATGCATACAGTTCTTTCTTGGTCATGTCCTGGAGAGCTACTAATTCTTTTTCGACTTCTTCATCATCAAAAAGTTCTGCTTCTTCTATAGCCCATTTCTGATCAATAAACACCTTGGCCAGATCTTCATCTTTAATTTCGTAAATATTTCCTTTTTCGAAACTACGAATAACAGCTCCATCTTTGCCACGCTTATCTGTCAACATTGTAACTTTCATGATTTCCTCATTTTTCAGTTAAACAGGGTGGGGGCCGAAGCCCCCAACCAAATTTAAGTAGCAGCTGCAAGAGAGTTATTGTGCCTCTTGAACGCCATGATTGCCGTAATACCAACAGTCAGGTCAGCAGAAGTGTCAGTAACTGCCGAGGAACGTACAAACCTCTGTTTACCAACATAGCCAATCTCAGATACTGTATTAGACGTATCCAATAGAGTTGCTGTTTCAAGACCAATCAAGAAATCGTCTGCAACATTAGCTACATCAGAAAGACCTGAATTATCACCATCCCGTATGAGCATGGTGACGTCACCTGCGGTAACAACACCAACCTGCATTACGAAAGTGACAGCCTCAAAACCCTGGGTGTCGAGAATTACACCATTGGTAGTCGTATCAGTCTGGATAAGCTGAGTATTAAGTGCTACCTTTGGTGTATCGTGAAATGCTCTATCTACACTTGTCATTGTATTAAATCCTTATCTTTAGTTCAAATTACGATTAAACAGCCACTTTAAGCAACTTAATTGCCTCAGCATTAACTACCCCACCACCAACTCTGCGAGTGAAAGTAAACTCAACCTTGCCAGATTTCTTCAGTGAGAATGGGTCACGTATAATATCCATACGCAGGCCATCACCAATGAGGTAACCCTTGCGGAAATCACCGAAGGCAATTGGAAAAGTATTTGCAGCGATATCATCCATGTCAGGAGTTTCAATATAAGTGAAACCATTAATCTGATTTGGGATACCAGCAGCGATATTACCAATCTGCCACAGATACTGTCCAACACCATCTTTCAGGATGCGAATATCAGCAATGGTCGTTCTGTTCATCAGGTAAACTGGGGCATAACCTGTTTTCAGGTCACCAGCTAACTTCAGAATAGAATCCATAGTGATATTGGCAGCAAGTCCTGTGGTGCGAGCTGCAGTCTGGAGAGCAGATTCTACTGCAAAACCTTCAGGTTTCTTAACTGCGTCACCCTGGACGAAAGCAGTACCTTCTTTCTGCCCGAAAGATTCGATGATATCAGAGTTTATTTCTGATTCCATATTGAAAGATGCATCCATCAGCTCTTCGATAGTAATCGGAACAGTCACTGTCAGTTTGTTGAGAGGTATTTTCTCTTTACCATACTGAGTGTTGTCATCGGTTCCAGTTTCGCCTTCACCTTCCCACTCTGCAGCGACAAGGCCATTACGAACTACAAGTTCCATCCGTCCGGCGCTCATTGTACGAACCCGAGCAATATTACGGATTGCAGAAGTTTCGGTGATACCTTTTATGATTTCATTGACCATTTCAGTTGGAGCAAGAACACCACCATCCAGTTCATTATCTGTACGGAGGTATTTGACTTCTTCCGGAGTCAAACTGTCAAGACCTTTACAGATAAATTTCTGCAGAGCTTTGGTCTCTTCATTTTTCTGGTCCTGCTCACCTGCACCATTGCCGACACGACTCATTGCCTTTTCAAGAGTCTCAAGGCGCTCTTCAGCATCTTTCCTGTCGTTCTCTGATTTGGCAAAAGCCAGGGCGTTTTTCTGGTTCAACTCTTCTTGAGTATCCAAAAGTTCAGTGATGTTCTCAATTTTACCAGTATCAGCAATATCTTTCTTTTCGATTTCTGTACGAATCTCTTTAAGGCCTTCAGAGATTTCATTCATTGTTGGATCAGCCATTTTCTTTTCCTTTTATAATATGTTTAATATCATTTATGGTTTTGAAAACTTCTTTGCTGAGTTCAACATCGCATTGACCTCCTTTGCCATCCTCAGCATCGCGCTGGTTCTGGTCTTTTCCTTCTTTATCAGCATCGCGCTGACTAATGAAGGCCTTAATTTGGCTTATAATAGCCTTAGATTCGTTATTAGTAAACCCTTTATTGTGTAAAATATTTTCAATGTCTGAAAGAGATTCAGCCTCCTCGATACTTTTTACATCTGTAACTGCAGCTTTTGGGTTTGCCGGGAAAGTAACCAAAGAGACTTCGAATAATTTTATTTCTGTTATAATACGTGTACCTGTATCACGTTCAAAATCCTGATTTTTAACTTGAAACCCTATTGACATTCTATCAATATCACGGGCTTTTAACAGTGCGAAAGCTTCTTTGCCTAATGCTGTGCCTAGATTAATCCGACCTTTAATCTGTAGACCCTTCTTAGTTTCTTTAGCTTCTACAATCTTGCCAATCAAATTAGAAGAGCGATGCTGCCAGAGTAATTTGAAAACACCATCATTCTGTTTGAGTGTTTTAGTAAATGCTCCAGGTTCTAACCTATCATTGACTAAATCAATATTACCAAATGTAGCAGCAAATCCTTCGAAGAATCCAAATTCACCATCATCATCGGTTTCCTCACTGACTTGCTTTATCTCAAACTCAGTATCGAAAGTCTCAGTCTTGGTCTCAATATCATCTATAGTCATATTCCCTCTCCATAATTGGGTTCACTATATCATAATGTTAATTAAGGTGCAACCACCTCAACTGCATCCTTGCCAGCAATAGGCCTGCCATTAGGATCTGTGATTTTATCACCCCCGTCGATTGGCTCTAAACCTAATTTCTTGCGTTTTTCATTTACAGTCAGAACAATACTGTTTTCCAACCTCTCACGTTTCTTAACCTTTACAGGCTCCAACGCTGTAACTAAATCCTCATTCACTACAAAATGAAATTTCTTTCCATCCGGATACCGGGGCAGCAAAAACCTTTCCAAATGTAAAAAGAGATCGTCTGCAAATGGAAGGACAGTATTTTCATAGAATGCAACACGAACTAAATCCATATTGCTGAAAGTAGTTCCCACAGCCATAACCAATTCGATTGGGATTTCTAGGTTCTTGTATATCTGCTTCTCAGCTTCGTCCTGAAGGCTTTTAAAATCCATATCTGTTCCGGATAAGGATATCTGCTGCCATTCCATGCCACCTTCAAGGATTAATGGGCGCCCAGCATTCTGTGCACCAATGTAGGAAGTCTGAATCTCATTCTTCAGACGCTCATACGCTTCATCAGAAAGCATTGTGTTAAAGCCATCCTTCTTACTTTTCAGCACAAATGCGCCTGAGGGACGTGCACCATTGGCCAGGAGTGATAAATTATGCCTGGAGGTGAATAGGTATTGGTTTAGTTCGAAGAAAAGAGACTCAATCCCACTGAGACCACGGAGCCGAGAGTTATCAAAATCCGGATTGAAATTCATTATGTCATAGATTTCACCTAGACCATCCTGCTCAATGAACCTGTCTTTGTCATCCCGGGTATAAACCTGATTCCTAAAACTGTTATTGTACCGGTAGCTGTCAATAAACCCGTTCTTACCCCCTATCGGGGTGACAAAATGGGACGCTAAAACAAATAACTCTAAAGGTGGACGGTTGACCGGACCGGTTGCCAGAGGGTATGTATTACCAGTCAGGATTTTCCATATGGCCATATCCCGTAACAGAGCACGTTTTGTTTTCTGCACTTCAGCATTTGGGTGCCGGATAAGATCAAGGAATGGGTGTTCAGTAATTATCTGGCCAGACTTTTTATCCTTCAAGGCACAAGGAAGTCCACCTACTGCATCGGCTATTTTGTCGATTGCGGTATTGAGTGGCGCAATCTGCCGGTAGTTAAGAATTAGTTCAGAAAGTTGAAGGGTCCGAAAAGAGAATGTTGTCCCATCCAATCCTCGTATCAGGAAAAAAGATGATTCTGTACGGCGTGGGATATTACCTTTAGCTTCACTTCTAAAAAATGGCAGATTATCTAACTGGGGTAGTTTCATTACCGATCCCGTGACAGAGTTCGACACAGCTTACCACACTTCTGGGTCTGTTGAAAAGAAATATATTGACTATACTGTATGACGTGCAGTATAATAGAAGTTCGGGTGGAAATATTGAGGGAAAAATAATGGCTAAAAAGAAAGTATGCCCTATGGCACCAAATGAATTTAAGACATTCCGGGATGAAATGGATTGGACGTGGAAGACTCTGGCAGAAAAACTGGGGGTTTGTCAACGTACTGCCTTTTTCTATGCTAATGGCACAAACCCTGTTCCGGAAACTATTTCTATACTCATTAGGAATTATCGATTGATGATTGCCAAAGGCCTGGGGAAGTACATCTAATCGTCTGTAGGCTCCAGATAGTCTGGATCCAATGTAAATGTATTATCAGCATATAGGTATTTATTACCAATCCAATCTTCTGGGAGGTCAGCTGCGTCCAATCCTTCTACAAGCGTTGTATTTGAGGAATTTATATCGCCAATATTAAATTTCCCTGGGACACATATTCGAGTAGGTTCCAATACTATTTCAACTTCATCATCAAACTGATATTTGACAACATTCGAACTATTTACAATTAAAATTTTCATATATTTTTTCCTATGCTGTTGACAACACAAGAACTTCTGCTGTCCCTGCATCTGTATTACGCAATGTCATTAACCTGGTATCATCCCCGCTATCAGCCATTGCTGACATAATTCCTCTACCCGCATCAGTAGTATCAAACACTAATTCTGACCCTTTTGCCTCTGGTGTATTTGAGTTAATTTCAATAATCAGTGCGAGGTGGTCAGCAGAAGCATCATAACAAACAACAGCTTTGCACTCTGAAACCACTGCTACGGTGTTGTGTTGGGTGTCTGCGGATTTATAAACAAGAGGCGTATTTCCACCCGCCATAGTTCCACCAGACCTAGTTAATACCTGTATAGTGCCAAAATCACTATTATCTGCATCTTGGTAAGCTTGGATAAAGGTAGTACTATTGAGAGTTTGTAAACTTTCAGGATGCATATTGTCTACACTATTTGTTTCAAATACAAACCCTGCATTGCCAGTCACAGTTGTACTTGAAATATCCAAAACCTGAGCGACCCCTTGGAAGTTATTGGCTGAAATATCTTGGTAAGTCACAAGGACTTGGGTTGCACTGATATCTGTTATAGATTGGAAGCCAGTATTCTGGGCTTGGTAATTAAACCCTGCATTAACATTTGGGACACCATCTGACAGGTCCACTACATGGGCAGTTAAAGCACTGTTGGCATTATATGCACACACGAACTTGCCAGAAGCTAACCTTGTAGCCAGTACATTGTCACCGGCGCTGGCACTTAAAGCAACACCTTCTAATTTTACAGAAACGTTATCGATGTCACCCACAAAGTCTACATCACCCCGTATATCGATGTCTGAACCCGCCCCACACCTAATTGACTGTGTAAATGTCCCATTGCCACCTCTGTCTGTTCCTTCTGTGTCACCCACAACAGCCGTTACATTGCCAGCAGAATGGTTTGCAACATCAAAAGTTACTACGTAGAAGTTCTCTGCCACCGCTGTGATGTCTTGTGTTAAATCAGTATCTGCAACTTGAGTGCCATCACAACTCATAGAGCCAGAGCCGCTATGAGACCACCCCGTTCCTTCCGTCCAGCCCGTTGAATCTGTGGGGAAATCGCCGTTAGTAACATCCTCAGAACCCAATACGACGGTTACGTTATCACTACCATCAATAGTTAAGTAGTATGCTACTGGTCTACCGCTTCCTGGTGTCATCAAAGCAAGTCCATTACCTGTGCCATCCCCAATAATCACAGGATAATCTGTACTAATTCCCCCATTATCTATAGTGATATCCGCGCCACCGGAAACAGGACTTGCCCCTGAAGTGTCAATAGTGTTTAGTGTTGTAACACCTCCATTAACCCATATAGCTAAGTACTTATCGGTGTCGTATTTCCCCATACCCATACGACGAGCCATTGGGGTGCCAGTAAGGACATCTACAGCAGTTCCATTCGCCAAGGTATCAAAAGTGAGATCACAAGCGGCTTCAACAATCGGGTTCCAGAAGCCACCTGTTAATTCAAAAGTCATAATATCCTCTGATTATGGTGCTGTATAGCCGAGAACCGTTACACTGTGGGTCGTGACGGTTACAGATGTGTAGCCAACATCGATGTTGGGTGTGACCCTGATTGGTGTTTCTAACTTTAAATGTGCACCACCATTAATAGCAAAATACATCACTTCGAGAATATCGATTGGGGTACCAGCTGTATCCTGAACAATTTTTACGTTCCCTGCTGTTGCGCCATTAGAAATTATAACGTCCGTAATGTAGAGCGAAAGATCTGACCCTGGTGCTGCCTGCAATGCTGTGTCTGTTTGTGCTGTTGCCTGATTATCTGTTGCGGCAAATGAGTTAGCATGTCGAGTATTGACCAGTAACCTTCGGTTCCTATCAGATGTAAGACTTGTCACATCAGCTTCTGCTGATACGCTGCCGGGATCAGTACCATCAGTTTCCTTGGCAATTGCTCCAATCTGTACCGGGTTGCCAGCTGCTACTGCATCATCAGCAACATCACCAACCATTTCATTTGTGTTTGTTCCTGCAGCGAGTGTGACATTTGGGAGAGTGAGAACATCAACATCACCAATATCGACACCAGAGTTAGCACCGAGAACACCAATGCTGGCAACTCCTGCTGCTAATTTTCCAATTTCTGCTGTACCAGCGCCTAAAATAACTGCCTCACCTGCCAATGTGACTGGAACATCACCTTGCCCAGTAGCATCAACAACCACTGTATTTGTAACATCCACCTGGACATCACCAGTTGTTGGGTCAACATTTATATTTTTCCTATCTGTGCCGTCATCACCTTGGAGTAAAACACCAAGTCCGAGAGCGCCGCCTTCTGTAACAAAAGTATCAGAAGGAAGTGTCAGGACATCGACGTCGCCTATATCTACACCGCTGTTTGCCCCGAGAACACCAATACTCGCGACACCAGCAGCAAGCTTCCCTATCTCAGCTGTGCCAGCCCCAAGAACTACTGCTTCCCCCGCAAGGGTCACTGGTACATCACCAGAAGTGGTAGCGTCAACAGTGACCGTGTTGGTTACATCAACCTGAACATCCCCGGTTGTTGGATCAACATTTATATTTTTCCTGTCAGTACCATCGTCGCCCTGGAGTAAAACTCCTAAACCGAGAGCGCCGCCTTCTGTAACGAAAGTATCAGAAGGAAGTGTGGTGACATCAACGTCACCAATGTCTACTCCGCTGTTCGCACCAAGGACACCAATACTCGCTACTCCTGCTGCTAATTTTCCAATTTCTGCTGTACCAGCCCCAAGTTTACCGATCTCTGCTGTGCCAGCCACCAGTTCAACTGGTAGGCCATTTACACTGGAGACATCACCATCATTTGTCCCATCTGCACCGTGGATAAGTTTAACCCTTTGGTGGATAACACCCCCGATATCATCACCTGCGATTACTTTATCACCAGATCCTTCAGTAATTGATACATCATCTGCCATTGTTAGCTCCTTAATCTACTGCATAAGTTATACATAAGAGTAATCCCATAGATTTGCCAATCCTTGACGACCCTGAAACGACTGATGGTAAGCCTAAAAGTAATCTATTCCCCATTATATTGCCCTTGGTACGAGTTTAATTGTCCTGTTTGCCACCTGTACAGAGGTTGTCTTGACTTTTATGTCAGTCCAACCAACAAAATCATTTGCGTTAAGTGGGTGACTGCTTGCCCCAGCTGCAAAAGTGATTGTGATTAGAGTTCCTTCTGAATCCTTGAGAGGTTGAAAAGTTGAATCATCTAAAGAAACCAGGAAACTACATTCTGTCCCAGTCAATGCAGGTAGTTCAATCCCAACCAAGGTGGCTCCACCTATAAAAACCGCTGCAGAAATTGTGGTACTTGTTGCAATCGTAATTACTGCATCTACTGCATCGACACTAAGGTTTGCTAGATCAGCTACTGTGGTCATGGGGGAGGCTCCTTTTCCAGTCAGTATATCTGAAAATTATCCGGTTGTCACTCGATATTGTATGTAGTTCGTCATGCGCATCCATTTTAAAGCTTGACTGGTTGAATCAACCTGATCATCGTATACACTTGAATTGAACAGCTCCATTTCCTTTTCGTAATGAGGGAGCCAGTGGGCGTAGTATGGGAGATACACGTTGCCAGCTTCAATCTGAGCTGACTCTGCGGACATCCTGGCGAGCTTATCCCCCTCAGGTTTAAATTTTATGACAGGTAGAGTGGTTGTTTTCTGTAAATCCTGAATTAGAGATTGCCCAGAAGCTTTGTCCTCGATAAGAATCGCAGTAGGATTGTGTTTGGCTGCTTGGATTAGTACTTCTTTTCTTAAGTCTGGGTAGTCAATTTTGTCTACGAAGACATCAATTAGGTAATATCCAATGGCTGTTTCCATCCATGTAGTACAGCAGCTAGGGTCCGCGCCAGCATCCTCTTTGAATGCAGTATCCCAGCTTTGTATTATTCGTACAGGGTTCTTCGGTATATTTTCATAGCGTTTAAACCATTTGAGTTTGATTAGGCCACCCCCCTCAGGCGATGGGCGCTGTAGGTATTGTCCAACGTAAGCTGCGGTGCCCTGCTCAATTTGTTTCATATCCAAAACATTCTGGGATAATAGTTTCGGGTGGAGTAGTTCGCCTTCCTCCCAGGTTTTTGTTAGGCCATAGTAGTGGAAGGTCTGAGTTTTGGGGCAGATAGCCGGAAGGCAGATTAAGTGCCATTGGTGTTCTGGAGGGAGCTTTTTATTTTTTTCCATAAGGTGACCAGTCAAGTCACCCTCGTGCAGCCGTTGCATGATTACAATTATGACTCCCTCGTCAGCTTTATTGAAGCGTGACATAAGGGTGGAGTCAAACCAATCATTCGCAGTTTCCCTTTCTACTTTACTTTTCGCCTTCTGGGGGTCCAGCAAATCATCAGCTA